GTCGGGGCGCAAGAAGTATGTCTGCCTTTACCCCAACCTCTTTACTTATACTGTCGATGAAGTGCATCAACTCTACCTGTTTTCCTCTACCAATATTAAATATCTCACCAGACTCAATTTCAGAGAATAATACAAGTTTAATACCTTCGATGATGTCACCGATATATGTAAAGTCTCGTTTCATCTTACCATAGTTGAATGCTTGAATCTGTTCACCTACCGCAATTTTGTCGGTGAACTGATATAGTGCCATATCAGGTCTACCCCAAGGGCCATATACAGTAAAGAATCTTAGTCCAACAGTGTTTAAACCAGAGATTTTAAACTGACATTCGTTACAATACTTGGTGTATGCGTATGGGTTCAACTGGTGACCAGTAACCTCGTCCTCAGTCCAACCAGTATCAGGGATAGGTGTACCACCGTAGACTGAACTAGTTGACGCATATATCACCTTTGCGACATTATACATCTTACACACTTGAATAAGATTCTGTGTAGCAATGATGTTATCATTATGATATAGTTGTTCGTTACCGACCGAGTCACGTACACCCGCACGTGCAGCGAGGTGAATGACAATATCTGGTTGATATTCGTTAAAGACTATATCAAGGTCATCGAAGTCTTTTAGGTCACACTCCACAACATGATGACCAAAGTATGCTATGCGATCATGTTTTAGGGTAGGGTCATAATAGTCATTGAAGTTGTCCAACCCAATGACATCAAACCCATCGTCCAATAGGGTGTTTGATAAATGACTACCAATGAATCCTGCCGCACCCGTTATTAAAATTTTCATCACTTACTCCGTAGTTAGTACATTATATAGTCTTATCATACCGTCCTCCAAAGTTTAGGATTAGATAATACTCTCTCGTATTTCGTCACACCGATCTTCCTTGTGTATAGTAAATCACCTGCTACACAAAACCTACTATTCCGCAAAGACTCCTTGTCCTTAAACGGTTGTACCACACTCTGACTATCTCCCTCTCTCATTTCTATATTGTGTAATAAATTTGAGGGAAATATGTACAACACCCCCTCTGATATAGGAAAAGAATCTACTTTGGAGTTGGGGTTACCGTGATGTTCAAAGAAATGTTCATGCGGTTCGTTAGGTCGTGCCTTATGTGGGTATTGAAAATTGACGTTTCTTTCTTTACCATCAGCAATGTGAGGGTAGTATGTAAACGATATATGATTCTCTATGTGATCGTGTAAGTTGATCCCGTTCTGGTCAGTAACATTGAAGAAACATTTGGTCAACTGAATATCTAGTTTGTCTTGACGTATTCTAAGATGACGGAGATACTCATCAACACCACTCTTCAATCTGTCCATAAAAAGATCACGAAACAACTCATCGGTCTGTACAGATTCAAAACCAACAAAGTCGTGAGACTGACCATCACTATTAGAGTGTTTTAAATACAAGTCAAACCATTGGTCTTTCTCTTGTTCCGAGACCACAGACTTTGTACGAGAAATGGCCGTAGGAAATGCTAGATAGTTATTTACTTCCATTATCCATTCCTATAGATGTATTCTAGTGCACGGTCTGCTTCCTTATCCAAGGGACGATTCTTATACCAGTTGCCAGTCTCAAGGTCTAACTCAGAACACATCTGTGCAATTTGAATAGAAGATATTGGATACCCCCGCTTATATGCATTACCCGCAGTCGCAATCATTATCGCATACATCTTACTGTACCAACCAGTCTCACTGATAGTCTGATACTCAACCCCCATACGTTTAGGGAAGAACGGACAGTCTCGATAACCACTCCATGTGATGTCAGTTGCTTCTAGTGCATCCTTACGGTGTTGCATTACTGCCTGTTGCAACTCAAGTGGTAGTCTTTCCATAAAGGTCTTACCAGACGTTTCGATAAACGAATACTTGTCCATCAACATATCAGGGTCAAGATGCACACCCTCATTGGTGAAGATAAAACTGTACGCATCGGGATACTGTGCGGGGACATAGTACATCCGTGACAGGTCTTTGGTCTGCTTGTCACCGAGTCCATCGAACTGTTTGTTCATCGCAAACCAGAAGTGCGGAAGTTCTTTACTAACCACCTGTCTTGTTAATGGGAATACGAGACGGAACTTAGGTTTCTCTTCTCTGGATGACGCAGTATTATAACACACATAGTGGAAACGACCAAACGCTTCTGCTAACTGTATAGTCAAGCACTCAACAGGACTGCGAGTGGGATGAGGATGTACAACATAATCATCGACATCAAGACAAGCCCAACCACCCCATAGATCAACATTCTTATTAGACCTAGTAGAGTCGGGAAAATAACGAGCAGGACTAATAAGCACACTAGAATTTCTACCACCTTTCTTACCCTCCTGTTTATACAAATCACGAAGTAGTTTCTCGACACCGTCCCACGAATCGAGGATCATACCACGATGTGTTTGGTTGTCAAACGTATTTTTAAATATAGTAAGTGAATATTTCATTGTCCTATTATACTACTCCTATCACGTATTGTCAAGCGTTATTTGTCCCATTACACCACTCCTATCCAAAGAACTCGTCAAGGGACGAACTTGGTTCAGCAGTCCAACCGACTGCGTCTAAGATTGGTTCGAGTGGGTCAGTGAAGGTCTTGGAAAACATCTTGTCATAGTCAACAAATCGTTCCAGTTTCAACTCACGAGGCAATCGTTGTGGGTACGAGATAACGTTCTCTTTGATTGGGTTAGGAACCTTGAGGTAACAGAACTTGATCTTCTCACCATTCTTGATAGTCTCGTGTCGCATACCCTTGGTGTACTTGTTATACAACAAAGCACCACGGACATGGATAGGACACGCTTTCTTGTAGATAGTCTTACGGTCACTCCACTTCTTCACGTCACTCACACCACGGGGGAATGAAATGTCTTCGGGGGGAAGCTTCCGAAACTCGGACTTAAACGTAGAAATGTACTTCTGTGTGTCCGACTCAGTGCCATTAACAATGATATGAAACATCTCCTTCATCTTCTCGCGGACAATCTGTGGGGTCGAAGACTTGATTGCCTCGATACCCATAATCTTCATCTTAGGTTCTGCGTACTGGACACCCTCGTTATTGTGGACGTTCAGTATGTATCTCTTCTTAGCAACCCAGATACCACGATCAGCAATAACCTCACGACCCATCTCCATACGGTTGACATACGCATTGGTATAGTCAGCGAGTTGGACATAAGACTTGGTGAGTACAGGTTCGAAGTGTTCACGACATATCTTGTCAAGGAACTTAACAGGGTCTTTGGGGGAGAACTGTTCGACAAGTTTACTCATATTGATGTACAGTGAATCGGTATCGATTGCGATCACATAGTCCTTATCAGACTTCAACAGAGTGTTCATCTCCTTGTTGACCGCACGTTCTGCCCATAGGATAGACAACTGTCCAGCGAGAGTAATAGACTCTGCAACACGTTGGTCAAAGTAACGGAACCATCGATTGCCCAACGCACCATAGAGACTGTTCATAAGAATCTTGATAGACATCTGTTGGTTGTCGAGTGTCGCAATCTTGTTCATCAACTCTTTGGTGGGGTTCACCTCGTACTCAGATTGTGCGTCCAACATCTGACGTTTGATCTGTTTACGTTCAGCATAGTACTGTCGAATCACACTAGGGATGATACCCTCTTTCTCTTTGGTGAAACGAACACCAGATGGTGCAATCGCATACGGGCCACTAGTGTTAGTAACACCTGCCATCATACGGGGAACATCAGTATCCACCAGACCATCGACCACAGTCTCAGGTGACATATTGTATTGAACAATAATCATTGGATACAGTGAGTTCAAATCGAATGATGTGACCCAGTCGTGCGAACCTACTTGGGGGTCTTTCACATAACCACCAGCGAAGTCACCCTTGGGTTTCTCGGTCTTGGCAGGAACTGCAATCTTCTGTAGGTTTAGAATACGATAGATGATGGTATCCCAGATAGTGGTCGTACCAAACACTTCCTCATAGTTACAACCACCACGATATGCCATAGTCATTGCAAGGGTAATTAGTCCAAGCTTCTCCTCGAACATATCAACCAACTCAACATCACGGATGTTATAGTCGATGAACTTCTGGTGGTCTTCCTTGTATAGTGTGTGTAGGTTACCGTGCTCTTCATACGAGAGTTTACGTTCACCCAATACCACGTGTGCGATATGGTCAAGACGATAGGACTCTTGTTGACCTAGTGTGTTGTAGGTAAACTTGCGGAACAGGTCATAGTAATCCAACTGAGCAATACCCATCAGGTCATAGGTGTCCACATCTTTCATACCCATCTTACCACGGACGGTACGACTAGACACAACACCCCACGGAGAGTAACGTTTGGTAGACTCTTCACCGATAACCTTTCTGGTTCTGTTAACAAGATAGGGAATGTCGAACTGCTTAGAGTTCCAACCAGTGACGATATCTGGTGCACCGTGATGTTGCCAATAGGTAAGGAACTGGTCTAGCAGTTGCAACTCAGTATCACACTTGGTGTAGATGACCCGACCCTCTTCTTGGGTATAGTCACCTAGACCCCAGACACGGAAGAAGTCTTCCTTATTAGATTTGGTACAGATTGCAGTAACTGGATAGTCTGCTTTGTCAGGTTCAGGGAACCCTTGATCAGACTGAACCTCGATATCGATAGTTGTAATTACTGGGAGGTCACGATCAAACTCAATGTCGTTCGGGAACTCTTCTGCAATAAACTGTGAGATAAAATTATTCTGACCGTGAACCTTGAAGTTGTCCACGTGTTGGTAACGCTTGGAGAATTCTGTTGCTTCTCGCATAGTGTCAAACTCAATCGGATCGACTGGTTTGCCGTCTAAGGTAGACCATCCACTATTATTCTGACGTGAGCTCACGTACATAGTAGGTTTAAACGGGATGCGCTTCTTGACTCGTTCACCATCCTTATATCCTCTATAAAGAAGTGTACTACCGTAACGGTCAATAGATGTGTAAAAATTCATAACTAATCCTCATAATGAAGTACCATTATACACTAGTGTACTGGTAATGTCAATCAATAACTTTAAAAGTATTTTCTCTGTGCCTTTCCCAAGGATTAGAATTCATCCCATCATGTGTTTGAGTTATACCGAAGGACTTGGATATAACTTGGGTTGATGACCTCGAAAACATTGAATCTTCGCTTGTTCTATTATATACCTTATACAGTTCTTTGGCAGTCGCACCAACACTAACATTCTCAGTATTCGGATGATGAGTCATAAACGTGTATGGTCGGTTGTTGTCATTATTGTTAGATAGGTAAGTCTTAACAAGTCTCTCAACACATCCATAAGGGCCACCATTGAGGGGGAATCCTCGTTTTAATAATAGGTCATTCATGTATATGGCACATCTACGAGAGAACGAGTAACAAGACATAAACAGTCCGTGATTCGCGTAGTCTAATCCATGTTCCATAGTGAAATCAAACTGTCGTTTAAACTCATCAGGGTCTTCTAGGTATGAATCGTGTTCCATCACATAGAATCGTTCCATACTCTTTGATCGTTTTTGTATCATCTGCCAGTGCGATATGTCACCGGCACGTTCAGACGGAGAACTCATCTTACCGTTCTGCATTCCGTGAAGGAGGGGTTGCCAGTTGTAGAGGGGTTCTAATTCTGAGATGGTACTGGGAGTATAACACTGAATGACTTCAATGTCAAGAAGAGATTGTTGTTTCCAAGACTCTAAAGCAATCTCCGAGTATTTCACGGAAGTTGGGCTGTTCAGGTCTGTAATCATATATGCTTTCATAGTGTACTCATAATAAATTTCGGGTGACCTACTAAGTCACCCTAGTTCAGTCTATAATATTGGTGCGATAGCAATAATAGAGGTTACTATAATTATCGTACTTAATAGCGCATTTCCGAGACTTTCCGCTCGGCCGAATGTGCGGGTTTTCATAACTTTTTTACTCCAGATTGTTTGTTGGAAGATTATTCTTCCACTATTATATATAATTGTAATGTTACTTGATAGAGGTCATAACCAAATATCATATCACTTTGTTACACAAACAAGGATGGATCGGTATCTTTATCACTCTCAAAACCAAACGAGAACGTAACCCGTGATACCGAGGGTTCCAGTTTATGCCACGTTCCCCGTGGAATCCATACACAGTCGCCTGGTTTCATAACAACAGTTTCATCAGCATCCGTTGGTTCTTCGGTGTAACCAATGGTGATCTTACACTCACGGATTACTTGAAGTAGGAATACATCCATACTGTCTTTATGTCTCGGATACGAACCGGAGAACTGACCAAATCCACAGAACGCAATGTTTGTGATGTGGGGTTCGCCCTTATCATATTCGAACTTCTTTGGTGCGGGTTCTACAAAACACTCGTGCATCTCCGCAACAATATCCTTGGCAACCTGTGGAGCTGAGTCACGCATATGGAACGAATTCATACCGAGTCTCTGTTTCTCTCGGTTCCAATCATACAACTTGGATGGATGAGAGTCAACGAGGGGCATTATGTCATTCCAAGAATACCCCACTATATCTTCTATCCGACCCCACCAGTGTTTCTTATCACGGATGGATTGTATGTTATCATCAAACAGACTCATTTAGTATCCACCGCTCTTAAACCAGCCTTTACCTTTTAATTGAAAACCACCACTCCCAGCTACGAATACTTTCTTTAGTTCGTCTTCTTTACATTCAGGACAAGTTGATAATGGATCATCTACAATTCTTTGCATTTTCTCGAATGCGTGATCACATTTCTTGCATACGTAGTTATATGTCGGCATTCATTTGTTTCCAATATTATATTTGGGACACAACTCCCACTGGTCTTTCTCTTTAAATCCGATGATCTTAATCTGTCGAAGTGGAGCGCAATCTACCGCGACTTCTTTGTTCTGTATCTCAACAAGTCCCCAGTCTGATAGCAGTGTCGCAATAGTATTACGTCTCTCTACATCTGTCTTCTCTAGGTTTGCTTTCTTGCCATCAAGGATAAATAGTTCTTTAAAGTGGACGATATAGTACCGTCCCTGTTTATGCAATATATGACAGGACTGAAATAACTTCTGTTCTTTGCGTGATGCGACACCGATACGGGTCAGAGTTTCACGTACTTTGAGGAAATCGTCAGGTTCTGCTAGAGTGATCTCTAACATATGCACTGGACTCCATGCGACTAAATTACTTTCTTCCACCTTTGTTCACCTTTTCTTTAATAAGTTTAATTTGAGAAGGTGATAATAGGGATAGCACTTGACGTGCCTTTTCGTTACTGTATCCATAATATCTTTTAACCGACTCAAGGTCATTTTCCAATTCAGGTTTTACCCATTTAGAGAAGCGTTTGCGCTTTCTAACTATATTTATAAGAAAAGAAAATTGAAGACGTGAGTCGAGGTGGTGATACTTGTTCATCTCATTAGCGAGTACAACAGTATCCTGAAAGTAGGACAATGAACGATTGACCATATAAGGACTATATGCTTTCTCGTCATCGCGAGTCTGCATGATGTCTTTCTTGGAATAGTTAATCGCATTTACATAATCAAAGGGATTCATGGTATAAGGTTCCGTTGCCAAGGCAAATTAGTAGGGTCTGGTTTATCGTTCGTTTCAAGAATTATACCACACTTCTCAAGGAAAGTCAATCCTTCGGTTGCTTTATATTTGTATCCGTAAACAACCCTTGAGATTCCGGCTTGGTGGATGAGTTTTGCACAGTTGAGGCAGGGGGAACAGGTTGTGTATAGAACTGCACCCTCCGATGATTCCGTTGACTTTGCGACTTTTGTAATCGCGTTCGATTCCGCATGAATAACTTCCCTTTTAGTGACTAGTGCTGCTGTTAGTTCGTATGCGCCATTAGTGTGTTCACATTCGTTAGTCCAACCAGACGGCATTCCGTTGTATCCTATAGAGATGATACGATTATCTTTTACAATAACCGCACCAACTTTCAGACGTTTAGCTGATGATAATTCGGCATAGGTCTCTGCGACCTTTAGATGTGCCACATCCCACTTATCCAAGGTCTAGTTCCATCTGCATAGGAACCCATTCACCACCAACCTTAGTCAATGACATAGGTTTGTAAGTAGGTTTCCCATCACCTTCGATAACAATAGCATAGTCCCCAGTGGACTTATGTATTCTATTACCGTACTGGTCGGTCTCCAGACACTCGTCAATCTTAGCACTGTTACGTAGATACTTTATCATGCGAGGATGTCTCCAATGTTAGGACGGAAGTAACCTTCAGGTTTCATAATCTTACCGTCTGAGTTCTTAACAACTTTACCGTTAACGAACTTAGACATATTCGATGCCTTCACTTCGTTCCAGACCTTATCAAAGGGAATATCTAAAGTAGATGCCATACCCATGATAACCCACACCATATCAGCAAGTCCATCTGCGACTTCTACAACGTCCTTATCAACGTTGAATGCTCTCCACGTCTCATTATACTCTTCGGTAATCAAATCCATATACAGTTTTGCTTGTTTACTCGTCATACCTTGGAGGTCGGGAAAGTCTTGTTGTCCTGATTCCATAAAATCTTCTACATCTTTTTGATAATTCATAATCATAATCCTATTAAGTTCCAACCGTGGTTTGCTATTGCGTTAAGAATGATTGCCACACAAGTTGCCATGTGAGTAAACCACCAGATGCTACGAATAGCTGCGATAGTGTTTGCTTGTTTATCAGTTTCTCCAACTTTCTCTCCCAGACTCTTTGCCCAGATTCTCCACCACTTATTCACTTAGCAGTGCCTTCCAATCCTTACGAGTTCTTTCGTTATCAGGTTCCATCAGTTCAAGTTTAACTTGACCTAGTGTATCTGAACTAGCTTCCTGCATTTGTCTCCATATACCGGCAGTATTCATTCTCAGACATTCCTGAGTCTTGTCACATATGTAACGACTACCACTACCACCAATAAAGATATATGAATCAGTAGTCTCTTCAACGTCAACGATACCACTGTTCAGTCTCCATGAATCGCCATCGAGATAACCACCTGACCAACCACCGAGTACTTTGTAAAACACCTTTTCTGTTCTACCATATCCAGTGTTGCCACTCTTTACTTGTTGGGTAAACTTAATCACTACCCAGTTGTCTGGTGTATGTTCACTCAACATAAAAACTCTCTCCACATCCACACTCGGAAGTTACGTTTGGGTTTACAAATTCAAAACCCTCATTCAGTCCACGTTTGTTATACTCTAATCGAGTACCCGTTAAGTGTATCATACTCTTATTGTCAATGAATATGGGTACTGGGCCGGTGACCAAAATCACAGTGTCCTCTACAGTACTATTATAACAGAACTCTAGTACATAGGCAAGTCCACTACAACCACTGGAACGAACTCCTAGTCTAACACCGATAGCTTTATCAGGCATCGGGAATGTTTTCAATCGAAGTTTGGCTGAATCTGCTACAGTAATCATTCTACTTCATTAGCCTCTTTTTTACCTTCCTTACGGAACCTCTTATTATACCCTCTTTTAATCTTCTTAACAACCTTGGAGTTATCGAGGTAACAATAGAACTGTCTTGCTTTGGTGAGTGCATCGTACTCACCGCCACTTCTCATTCTAATCTTCGGGTTCTTTTTAGTCATCCCATTCACCAAATATTTGGGGGGAAGTGTATGCGGCACGTTCCATATCATACTCTCGTGGGAAATGTTTTAAACAACTGTATGCACGTTTTCGGATATCACTAGGGACTTTAGGAGTCATCTTGGGGTTCAATAAGTCAATAAGAAACTTCTCGGTGCGTAAGACAGCATTTCTTCGTTCATCCGGCATAGTCATTTACTTTTCTCCACTCCAGTTCGTTAACCATACATTCTCGCAGTATAGGAGATATACCACGAAGAGCAATAACAGACCCCAAATGTGCGGTCTCCATCTCTGCAATAGTCTTGTAATGTAATTGCTGAAGACCGTCCTTACCATATGTACCCCATTTAAGGATATTACGTTGACGTTCATGTGGTGCATCATCGTACTCACACAAATCAATTTGATCGGTATGAACAGTACGTCTTACGTAATCCAGACCACCGTCAACCATGTAGTACTTACCATTGGCATCGGTGTATTCTTTATAGTCATGTCTATGTGTAGACTCTAGTATAGTCCCGTCTGGGGTTCGTAATGCGTTTCTTATCAATCTCATCTTCAGCTCACTCATTATTTATATAAACTCTACGTTTGCCATACATTCCGTCAAACAAGCAACAAGGTTTAGTTCGTGGTCTGCTACAAAAGCGTTCTTGTGTTGGTAGTCAGCAAGGATTAGAACCAGTTGTGGAATGGATTGGGGTTGTACAGAACCTTCCATAGAATCATAGATACCACGGAAGACCGATGCTGGTTCAACATCCATATTGTTCACGACCCACGAACGCATCTTCTTGAAGTCCTTGGACTTGAGGGACTTGAAAAGGATGCTATAGTTCGCATTAAGTCCGTTATTGATAACTATAGTGTCCAATTTACCAGAGATGGAATGACGTTGCGATTCAGTAAGAACACGTCTCCAGTCTGGTGCGTAATTTTTAATCAATCCAGCAATGACTTCGTTATTGTAAGTCACACCCTCACCATCAAGGATAGTCTGTAGTCGGGTCATGAACTGACCACACAACTTTGCCATCTCTTTCTTGGAGGTGTTGAACTCAATGACACCACAACGAGAGTGTAGTGGTTCGATTACTTTGTTCTTGAAGTTGCACGTCAGGATGAATCGACAGTTCTGAGAGAACTCTTCGATGAAACCACGTAGTGCGGGTTGAGTTGATTGTGCGTTAAGGTAGTCTGCCTCATCGAGGATTACAACCTTGTAACCGCCTGATAGGGATACCGAGGACGCAAACTGTTTGATCTTACCACGTAGGGTATCGATGTTACCTTCTTCGGAACCGTTAATAACGATGTAGTCCAAACCAAGTTCGTCACATATTGCACGTGCGATTGTGGTCTTACCAGTACCAGCCGTACCAGTGAACATCATGTTGGGAATCTCACCAGAGTCTACGATCTTTTGAAAGGTAGTCTTGAGGTCAGACTGGAGGATAGTGTCTGCGACAGAGTGTGGTCGATATTTCTCGACCCAGAGGAATTCTTTGGACATGGTGTCTCCATAATATAAGTAATAAAGTGTTTCATTAAGTGTACATTGTACAGTATATGAAACAAAAAGTCAAGCAAAAAGGGGGTGTTTTATCACCCCCAGTTTTGTTCACTCGTCAACAGATTGTTCAGACTGATACTCTTCACAGAGTTGGATAATCTGAACTGCTTGGTCACGTAATTGACCAATGGTAGAGAGTTCTTCTCCCTTGAATCCACCACGTTGTACTACGGTATCGATCACCGCGACTGATGAACGGGCAACTCGGTTACCCAGTTCGTACATTGATGTGTGGTCTCGTTCTGCTTTGTTGGGTTTTGCCATCATTTATTCTCCGTAAGTAGATGATTTTTCAAGTGCAATAAAGTATTCAATCGTAGATTGTTTACTAGTAAACTGTGAGATAAGTTTCTTACTGATACCAACCTCAAAGTCTTCGTTAATAACTTTTAGGTTACTAACATTCATGATGAAGTTGAAGTCAACTCCTTCGGGGTACGTACCCTCTACGTCAATAGAGAATGTGTTACTTGTCGCGTCCTTACTGTCAACAACAGATAGTCGAATTGCACCTTGAGTTGGGGCGATTGATATCTCGTCATGACCGAGTGCAGCTGCGGCACGTTTCACTTTACCAAGTGTGTCAGTATCTAGGGTAAACTTAACGTCCGCTTCTGGCATATTGATGTCCTTGCCGGGCGAGGTTAACATCTCAGGGTCAGAGAAGAAGTACTTCACAGACGAACGACCAGTCGAGTCACCCACGGTCACAAAGTCTTTCTCAAACTTGAGTCGGGGTTGATCAACCAACGACAGAACGTTTAAGAATTCTGTCAGGTCATAGATACCAAATGATTGCGGAAACTCCTCAGAGAGTTCTGCTTTGGATAAGACATTCCGTGCAACAGAAATAGTCTTGATCGTATTACCTTCGGTGATAACGATGTTAGGGTTGATGGTAGCATAGTTCTTTAGAACCTGCATGGTGATGTCGGATAGTTCCATAATGTACTTCTCTCTGGTTTATTTAATAATATAAGTGAATTATACAGTATAATGCACAGGTTGTCAAGCTTTAATTTTACTAAAGTTCTTCTCTTTTACAAACTCTATCTTGCGCTGGAATGCGGCATCTTCGAGTTCACTCTTGTGGGAGATAACAAACACGTTGGTATCCTCACCCAATGTT